CATAAACCAAACATATGTTCGAAATGTGGCTCCCTCGCTCCGCTCGGTCGCCCGTGGCTCCCTCCCTCCGCTCGGTCGCTTACCGCTCCGCTCCCTCCGGTCGCTCCGCCATGAGTTAGTCCTGATTAACTACTAGGGAACAAAGTTAATCCTAACTAACTACCCGCGAAAAAAGAGGACAGCCGAAGCCATCCTCTTATTAGAAATCACTTTTTTAATTTTCTTTTCAATTCTACTCGATAAATAATAAGTTTAGCTATAGACTCCTCAAACAGTTCATCCAACTTTTCCTTAGACTGGACATATGTCATAGCGTCAATAGTTTCTCTCAGTTTGTCTTTAGCGTCGTAAACTCTCAAGTTCATATCTTTTCATCCTTTCTTGTGTCATAAATCTGTCCCAATTTCCAACTGATGCCAGAATGTACATATACTCAGCCGATAGACCGATTTCATACGTTGATTCTCGTAGCACAACATTTGAACGAATCTCAACGTTATGTTCTGGTGAATCATCTGGATAGTAAGTTCCATAATCACTGTCATTGTAGACTGATTCCAACTTACCCGTATTACGGAATATGAAACCAACATTGAAGTTCTCGATTCTTTCCATTTCTTTCGCCCCTGCTTTCTTGGGGACACCTGCAATCGTAATTTTGAATGTTCCATCTTCTCTAACATATGCATACTTCTTAGCTCCTAACGTCTTAAACTGTTTATATGTTTCTTCGTATTCATATACACCTAAGTAGTGTGTAATGCCTTTCTTATCATCAGCAAATCCCTTATTAGAAATACTGAGTTCTCTCAGTCCCTTGTTGTACTCTTCTATCTTCTGAATAATTCCATCATAATCATTACGAACAAGGAACTTGACAGAGTCAGTATCACAATATACAAAATTATCTCCCACAATGTTTATCATCTCCTTGAGTTTTAACCTCGCCCATGCAGTTACCCAACAACCCCATGCATAAAGAAGAAATGCTTTCTTGTTGTATTTCTCAAGTTTTTCTCCTATGTCCGCGATCTCTTCTAGTTTAAAAGCCTGTTCTGGTTCATCCATGTATATTACATCCGGCTTAACAGGGTTCTGAGCACACATCCCATACAGTGAGTTGATTAATTCCTTACTTCTCATATAGTTCAATTCCTCCCCCTCAACGTTCTTGAGTGATGTTTTCTTGTGGAACAAGTCAATGACTAGATTCCTAAATGCTTGTGGTAAATACCCATATTTGGCAATATATACTTGACTTATCTCAACTTCACCAACGTACTCACTCTTGACTATCTTCCAATCAATATCATTGAACACATACACAGCCTTGTCAGCACTCAGTACCCGTCCATTGTCAACTACTTGACCGCCTATCTCTATAGACTTGTCAAGACTGAGGTACGGCGCCCCATAATATATATCCCTCTGTTGTAAATGGGTGATAGTGAACACAGCAATGAAACAGCAATCTCTGACTTTACATTTTCGTTCAAGTTCTTCTATGTCAGTTATCATTCTAGGGGTGAATGCACTCATAGGAAACCTATAATTTAACATAACATCTGGATAACTGCTTGCCCGGTCAAAACTTGCCACGTTTTCAAGTATCTGATTAACATGATACCTGTTTGCGTGTGTGTCACCACCACGGAATTCGAGTCTTAATAGTCTATACACATCGGTATTACACATCATAGCCTGTAGCTGATTATGATTGAATGACTTCATTGCATTCTTGGCAAGCCGTCTGACATACCCCGTAGAGGTGAGTGGTATAGAATATAACGTGTCATGTTCCATATCCATTCTAACTTTCATAGCTTCGAGTAGACCGACAACATCATTACATCCATATGCTAATTCATACTCTGACATTTTAGTCCATGGATAACGCTTCTTCGAGTAGTCAAATTCAACCCCACTGAGCTTTTGATGCTTCACACCCATGTCCTTTGTGAATGCGTCCAGACTCTTATTTGTCTGTATATACGAACACCTGAACTGTACTCCGTCAATATCCGCTCTCACAACTTTTCTCGACTTGAGAGCAAATATCTTGTCTTTCATAAAGGGTAGCCAATGCCGCATAAACTGAAATTCATAACTCAAGTTATGAACCCATATCATAACGGTAATACCCTCATGGTAGAAGCTATTCAACAGTTCAATAAACTCATACCATGTTCTACCGAAACAGTACCATATATTTTCCGTCCTCAAATCCATGACGGCGAATTGCCAAATATACATGATACTCTGTTCAATCTCATCCAGATAAGTAGTTTCAATGTCAAAAGCACACATACAGTTTCGGAAAAGTGTTTTATCAATTTTCTTTCTCCTGTTGTAGTTTCTGGCAATCGGAATACCTCTGATAATATCAGAAAGATACTCTTTTTGGACTTCTTTTACTAAACTCTGCTTCATACTCTCTATATCTCTTTAAAATTTTTTGTAATGGTTCTTTACTATGTTCAAGAAAAATCTCTGCCGCTTTATCACTATCATAGATGATATCTTCGGAATGAGTTCGAACCAATTCCATAAAATCATAGAATTTAGTTGCTTGTCTATAGTTCTTGAAGTAGTCAGTTCCGAATGTTTTATTTAACCTCTCAATAGCCTTTTTTCTCATACGTTTACGCTCTGAGATTACAAACGTTTTATTCTTCAATGCGGCTTCCGCTTCACGGATAGCCATTTCTAAATTTCTCTTTGAACTGATATTAGATGCGCTTGGTATTCTAGGCTCAATATACCTTTTAGCCTTTTCTACATCTTTCGCGTAAGCACTTTTAGATACTTTCTCAATCTGTCCCACCAGTTTCTTTCTTAACTCTCTGTACTTGACTTCAAGCTGTACCCTACTTGCAGATTTCTTTGCCATATTTACCGTCCTCCTTATTTAAGAGGGAGAGTATAACGTTCTCCCTCAACACGATCATTAACGTGTTACTCCTTGAAGTCCCTAACTTTTCAGCTAGGGAATCAAGGTTGCTCAATATCCGCTCGTCAAAATTGATACTCACAGTTTTCATTTCTTTTTCCTCTCATCCAGACCAAACATTATCATTCCTACCATATAACCCATGATAAAACCTAATATCAGCAGACTCATTGTTAATCTCCTTTATTAGCAAATAAGTTCGCCGTCCATATATCCCCAGATGGAAGATATTGTAGAAATGTCAACCGTTGTCAATGTTATCTTTGTTCTAATATCAATTAATTCTAGCCAATTTTCACTGATATGTAAGCGAGTAATACCCGGCATAACATTGATGTTAAATGAGTTATCATTAACAATTACAATACCTCTCTCAAAATTTCCTTTTTTTAATTTTTCTAACACAGATTTTGCTTTTTCAGTAGTCATTTTAAACTCCTTTTCTTGAAACCTTATATTTGTTACAAGTATATAATAGCGCACTTCCTGTTGAATGTCAACAACCAATTTGAAAAAAATTATTGAAAACCAAAAAATATTATGCTATTATAATATCGTACTTAGGAAGTACATCCGAAACGACATTATAATAAGAAAGGAGTGAGAAAGTTGGTTAGAACTATCACAACTACAGTAATGACTCTGTACTATAAGGAACAGGGTTCTGAGGAAATCAAAACAGCAACAAGAGAATTTGTTGGTACATCATGGACACAGACCAAGATGTATAATGACATGAAGAAAGATGAGGTACTTATCCCGTCTGGTGCAACTGTAGAAAACATCACTACAGAAACCAAATTCTGTACTTACCACCTGTCAGATGAAAACTTCATCAGAGCCGCTATCGCGGAACTCGAAGCATCTGGTGGTGTGTCAACAGAACCACTTGAAGAAATGAAACCAGTAGTGGACTAAACACTACACCAATAACATATTAAAAACTTTCGATTCGCTATTCTAATCACTAACTATACAACGTTTCACGTGAAACATTAAAAAACGCAACTCCTCATATATAAGTGTTACGTTTCACGTGAAACATGAAACATGAAAAGGAGAAAATAACATGGATATTGTAAAAACAAATATTATGGACAATGAGTGGACAATGGATTTATCTTATGACATGTTCGAGTCGCCAGACCGTTTACGCGGAGCAGACCTTAAAGGTCAGCAGGTACACGTTGACAAATATTGCCTCTATGAAGAGTTCAATGCATACAGCGAAATGGTAAGAATCCTTACTGTATTAACAACTGAGGGTCAGGTATTTGCAACGACATCAGCGGCATTTATTCGTACCTTTGACAGAATTATGGAACTTGCTAATAAGTGCAAAGTCGCAGACGTATGTATCGAAATTGTGTCAGAACGTAGCAAGAACAACCGTGAATATATCACGGCAAAATATGTCAAGTAAGAAAAAATCCGAACTGTACACACCACAAGGATATTTGAACATTAAGAGGATAGTCGACAACGGCTATCCTTTTAATTTTATCTGGGGCGGCAGAGGTACAGGAAAGACATATGGTGGTTTGAAATATGCCTTGGAAGAACACAAGACCTTTATGTATTCCCGAACGAAACAGACACAGCTTGACAAAATCAAAAATAAAGAACTGTCCCCATTTAAACCTATTAATAGTGATTTAGGATATAACATACAGCCTTATTCCATTAATAATATTGCAGGATATTATCACACGGAGGAAGATGAAGATGGAAAGATGACACCAGTCGGAAAACCCGTAGGATATGGCTCTGCTATCACAACATTATCTAACTTGCGTGGATTCTCTGCTGAGGATGTATCATTGTGGTTTTGGGACGAATTCATCCCACAAAAAGGGGACAGGGTTCCACGCGGCATTGCAGAATCATTCTTGCATGGTTATGAAACTATGAACCGTAATAGAGAACTAAAAGGACTTCCACCGTTACAGGTGTTATGTTTTTCAAACTCTGATAATGTGGGTTGTGAACTGTTTGCCAGTCTGGGACTCATCCGTAAAGTTGCGGATATGTCACGGAAGCGGCAGGAAACAGCTTTTCTCAAGTCAAGGGGAATAGCACTCTATAACCTGTGTAACAGTCCTATCTCACAAGCCAAGAAAGAAACAGCACTCTATAAAATGGTAGGTGAGCACAGCGGCTTTTCTCAGATGGCTCTAGGAAATGAGTTCTACGACACGGATTACTCAGACGTAAGAACCCAAAACCTCTCAGAATATCTCCCACTGGTATTCTTTGAAGAAATCGCGATATACGAACACAAGTCCTCAGATATGCTTTACGTCTGTAAACACAAACAGGGAGTCCCTATCCGAACCTTTACCGGAATCAATGAAAAGAACATTAAGGCTTTTAAACGGTACTATGCATGGATATGGAACATCAACTACCTTGAGGATAAAATCTATTTTGAGGACATAGAATCGAAATTTCTTCTTGACAGTTATTTTCACATGTAGTACACTGTATGTGTGAGGGAAACAAAAGTCCGTAGCACAAGGACATACAGCGGAACTGTAGTGCATGAGTTCGTCCAACTCACGACTCGGACTTCCCTCACATATGACACGATTGCACGGAGTTCCGAAAGAAAGTAGGTGAACGAATGGACTTAAACACAATCAGTACTATTTTCGCAAATCTGGGAGTGCCAGTAGCTTGCCTTGCTGTGACGTTCTATTTGTGGTATCAGGAGATGCAGTCGCACAAAGAAGAGGTAAACAAACTACAGGACGCACTTAATAACAACACACTGGTATTGCAAAAACTTCTTGACCGAATGGAAGAGGGGTGAACACATTGAACATATCAGCAGAAATCATCGCAAAAACATCAGAACACACAAAAGGTTACATGCTACACCCCCACACAGATGTATACGGGGAGATGAAAGTAGACACCAAAAACCTTGACTTGATGTTACGTGACGCACCAACATACGACAGCAATGTAATTGCATCCATGCCAAAAGGTAGCACATTTTTCGGTTACGGCTTTACCGACTCGACCCTCAAATGGGTACTTGGACAGTATACCATGCCAGACGGAAAAATGATTGCAGGATTCGCTCACATTGATTATCTGATTAAGATTAAAAATTAAAATTAAAAGGAGAAACAAAGCTATGACAATGAATGACATTATCGCATTAGCCGGGGCAGGCTTTACAAAAGCCGACATTCTGTCTCTTGTGAACAGCCAGACTACAGTCGCTTATAATCAGCCAGCACCAGCACCAGCACCAGCACCAGCACCAGCACCAGCACCGGCACCAGCACCATCACCAGCACCAGCACCAGCACCAGCACCAGCACCAGCACCAGCACCAGCACCACAGCCAAACATGGGAATGCCGCCAGTTCCAGTGGGAGCAATGACACAGCAGATGGTCACACCACCGGAATTATTACAGGGACAGCTTACGAATCCGGCAATGGCAGGACAGGCACAGAGTCAGATGGTAGACTATGCTTTTCAGCAGGGAAATTACAGTGGGATGCCGACTCAGAGCATTGTGAACCGACAGTTCCCAAACAATGACCAGTTGACCAATTCCATCAATGCACTGACTAGAGCGGTACAGGCGAATGGGATTGCACAGGATTTATCTGGCGGGAATCATGTTCCGACTGTTGATGAAATGACAGCGGCTATTATTAATCCACCAGAAATTATGACAAGGGGGTAATGGAGTATGGGAACTAACGGTTATATTGATGCAGGTAAACCAAATGTAAGTTCATTTAACTCTATCGCTACACTTAATTCTATTGTTAAGCAAGCTACTGGGGTAGATGCCATAACTGCTATATCTGGTTCGCATTTTGTGACTGTAGCTAACGTGGCATTAGGTATTGCACCAGATGCATTACTTAATGCTATATCACAGGTTATTTCAAGAACTATTTTTTCCATTCGTCCATACAATCGTAAGTTTGCAGGACTTTTTGTGGATAACATGAAATGGGGAAACCATGTCCGAAAAATTAACATCGGGGATAAAGATTGGGAGCAAAATGTTTCTTATGACTTAACCGATGGTGAGAGTATTGATGCTGACATTGTAAGCAAGCCAGACATTTTACAGACCAATTTTTATGGACAGTGTGTATACAGTAAGCACTACACTATTTTCCGTGACCAGTTGAATATCGCTTTGCAGAATGAAGAAGAGTTTGAGAGATTTTACACGATGCTTGTCCAGAACACTATGGACATGATTGAACAGTGCCACGAGAATACCGCGAGGGCAACTATTTGCAACTTAATTGGTGGAAAAGTTAAAGGTGATACATCCAACGTTATTCATCTTGTCACTGAGTATAACGACGTGACAGGGCTTACACTTGACAGTGCTACCGTTAAGAAACCAGAAAATTTCGTGCCGTTCTATAAGTGGGCATTTTCCAGAATTAAAACGATTTCCGGATTTTTAACAGAAAGGTCATTACAGTATCATGTCAATATTACAGGTCACAATGTCATGCGGCACACCCCTGTTCAGAATCAGAGATTATATCTCTACACGCCAGAAATGAACAACGTTGAAAGTTCTGTATTTTCCAGTGTGTTTAACGAACAGTACCTCAAGATGATGGACTACGAGGGCGTTAATTTCTGGCAGTCCATTAAAACACCAATGGGAATTAATGTTAAAGCACGATATATCGGTGAAGATGGCTCTATAGCAGAAGATGGAACTGGAACAGCTACATCAAACATTTTCGGTATTCTTATGGACGAAGAGGCGGCAGGAATCACAACCTATGGGGCAAGAACTGCTACTACTCCTTACAATGCAAGGGGCGAATACATGAACGTTTGGTGGCACTTTAACGATAGGTACTGGAATGACTTCACAGAAAATGCGGTTGTTTTCCTGTTAGATTGATATTTTGGTTTCACGTGGGACGTTATTATAATGTTTCACGTGAAACATTTTAAGGGGAAATGTTATGAGTTTTGAGGTTAAATTATACAAGGTTGCAAAACGAAAAAACAGTATGTATGTACCTGAGGGTGAAGCAGGACGAACCTTGAACTGTGTCGTTAAAGAGGGAACAGGGGTGCTGACTCCTGTTATTACGATTGCTAACAGTGCGGAAACTTTTAATCCGTCAATCTATAACATGGCATATATTGAAGCGTTTTCACGGTGGTATTGGATTACGGACTGGAAAAATGAAGATAATATGTGGACTTGTTCTCTTCGGGTTGATGTTCTTGCGACATATAAAGATACTATTAAAGACTATAACTACTATGTGGTAAGGTCTTCTACTTCTTTTGATGGTGGTATTGCTGACGCTCTTTATCCAAAAAAGCCGCAGGTTAACAGGCAAGCTGTAACTGGGGAACCTCTATGGCAGATTGAACAGGGTTTTGATGTGGCAGGGTCTTATGTAGTAGGTGTTGTGAACAAACAGGGACTTTGCAACTATTATGCAATGAATCCCCCAAACTTTAAGAAACTTGCAAGTGCAATATTCAGCAATATAAAGTGGATGACTGGTGAGGGAATCTCAGGAATATCTGACAATCTGATACAGATAGCAGTAAATCCGGCTCAGTATATTACATCAGTAACATGGTTTCCATTCACACTTGGCGGCACAGAAATGTCGGGTATTTCTATCGGCTGGTGGGATGTAACAGGACTGACATTATATAAATTGGATGATGATTTGTGGAAAACAAAAGCAACCTCTGTCACTCCTACATCACATCCACAGTTAGAACGTGGTAATTATCTTAACTGTCAACCATATAGATATATCAGAGTATATATTCCGCCTTTTGGTTGCCTTACTGTTGACAGTGGTAAAATAAGAGATGGGGAGAGTATTAACATATTTGCAGATATAGACCCGCGTACAGGTCATGCGGTATGCCGTCTATTAGTTAAAAATACTGGTGGTGGAAATGAGCTACTTGGTATCATGTACTCTAATGTTGGTGTTTCCATTGCAACAAGTGACATAAAAACCAATTATTCAAACGTATCAACGGGTGTAAGTAACGCATTAGGTTCGTTATTTAAGCTCGATATTGGCGGCTTTGCAAAGGGAGTTGCAGATAGTGTCATGGCTGTAGGTTCGTCGGAAGTATCTACAAAAGGTGGACAAGGGTCAACTATCGGATTGACTTCTGATGTGTATTGTTATATTGACTGTATGTTATTAGTTGATGAGGACAGGGCGGATAATGGTAGACCTTATTGCAAAAACGGTAAATTCTCAGCACTTGGGGTTGGTTATTATGAGGTTGAGAATGGTAGCACACCTATAAGTGGGGCATATGAAGCTGAAATTGATGAGGTTAAGAATTTTCTGGAAAGTGGGGTGTATTATGCGTAGTTATTACAATGAGGGTAATGGATTAGCTCTAATATTCTACATTCTCGGAAAACAGCAAGGTGGTGGCGGAATAGTACCACCTATCACACCCGCAGGGGAATGGAAAACTGTAGTTACTGATACATCAGCAGGATATCTTAACGATGCCGACATGAAGAGCAACGCCACAATCATATGGGATTACTTCTATCAGAAATTGGGATGGAATGTTAATAGCGTTGCGGCACTCCTTGGAAATATGCAAGGTGAGAGTACACTGAATCCGGGTCTTATTGAAGTTGGTGGTGGTACTACATCAGCAGGCGCAGGACATGGACTGGTACAGTGGACACCCGCATCCGACCTCTACAAAGTTCTTGACGTTCTGTATGGGGGTCACTCTGACTGGTATGACGGAAACAAACAGCTTGGTGTAATCTATGCTGAGTATCAAGAGAGTGTTGGTGAAGCACACAGAGGGATTGAACCTCAGTGGTATAAGACCACGAAATATCCATGTGATTTCCGTCAGTGGGCTTTTAATCAGCTCAACTATGACTTGGAAAAATTGACCTATGCTTTTGCCGCAAATTACTTACGTCCGGCAGTTGTTGAACAGCCACGAAGAGTTGAATACACAAGACAGTGGCTCGATTATTTCTTAAAGGGGTGATATGATGACGGTTTTTGATACTAATGTACCTGTTAGTTATGATATGATTAATTTGTACACTTCCAGTTATTCCCCGTCGACATTACATTGCAAGAACACTCAGTTATATTCCTATTTTCTGAGGTATCTTATACAGAAATGTATGTCGGTATTCAAGTGGGAATTACCGGAAGAGTGGGACAAAAATTACTTCTTATATACGTTATACTGTTGGGGATTCCTATGTGTTTTCGAAACTGACAAATACGGCGTGATTCCGCAGGCTTGTGGTTTACAGGGTTACAATATTTTTTATCAACCGACAGAGGTTAATATTGCAAACCCATTGTTGAGAGGTATTAACATAAAAAGAATCAACAAAGATTGTGTGATTCTCAGATTACAGCCAGACTGGTGTGGTGTTATGGACATATGTTCTTACTATGCGGATAACATGGCACTGACAGCAGAAACCTGTGAGATTAATATTGCTAACAGTAAGTTGACTTATATGTTTGGTGTGGATGGAAAAGTACAAGCTGAGGCATTGAAAAAAACGTTTGACCAGATTATGTCCGGAAATACCGCAGTATATTATGGTAATAATCTCAGACGTAGGGATTCTATGGGAAATACTACAGACCCGTGGACAACGTTTGCAAATAAGTTGCGAGAAAATTTCATCGCACCCGATTTACAGGACACACTCAGACGTTGGGAAGAAATGTTCTGTAATGACGTTGGTATTCCTAACGTGAGGTCAGACAAGAAAGAAAGGTTAATCACGGCTGAGGCTGAAAGCAACGACTTTGAGACACATAGTAAATGTGACTTGTGGTTAGAAGAATTACAGAAAAGTTGTAACAGAATCAATGCTATGTTTGGCGACAAACTGAGTAGTGCCGTGTGGGTTGACTGGCGGAAAGGTAGGGAAGATGGTTAAGATAACGATTGCTTTTCTGGTTGCTGTTGCTATTGTGGTGTGGGCAGATTTTACGAAATGAGGTGATAATGTGAGTGCTTATGTATCTATAGTCGGGTTAATATACTGGGATGAAAATATCATTGACAATACGTTCCTTGATGTATTTATTGCTTTGTTCAAGACCGAAACGATTGCGGTAAATATGTTGGAACGTTTAGAGGATTTACTGGTATATGAATGTGGTGAACTGGAAGTCACACTGCCGAACCCTACGTTCTTTAAGAAAATTGTGAAAAGTTGGGCTGATAACCAGACAGGAGTGTGGAAAGCGTACTATTCCGCACAACAGGCTGTAGAAGTTGATGTGAGTAACATTTTACTGGGTAGTTCGCAAGAAGTGTTGACAGGGAAAGATGATGCTACAAGCGTTAGGTCATTACACCGTGGTGGTAGTACTAATACCAGTTATAATGAAAGTGGTAGTATTAATAACTCAGTGTATGGATTTAATGAGAGTGAAGCAAAACCAAAAGATAATACTGACTCATTCAATAACACTACGACATACAATAGTGTTAATCTTACCGATGATGAATCCACAGAAAATAACGTGAACAGAAATCAGACAAAAACATTCACAGATTATGGGAAATTTTTCGATTCTGCAAGTAGATTGAATATGGTTGCAGAAATGAATGTTATCAATAAGATTGTGTATGATTTTAGAGATAGGTTCTGTTTAAGCGTATATTAAGGAGGTATAATTATGGCATTTTGGAATAAGTTTCCATTCACCAATTTTCACGAAATGAATCTTGACTGGTTGATTAGTACCATGAAAGACTTATTAACTGGATATAATGATTTCACAACCGACATAACAAAAAAGATTGAAGCACAGGATAAAAAAGTTAATACTTTTGTTGAGGATTACACGAAAAAAGTAAATGATATACCACGGCTTGTACAAGTAAATACTTACGAACAGTTAGACAGATATCGGGCTGACGGAACTTTCAGCAAAATTATAGAATCTACATATGGGGCGGTAAGTTATCTCAATACGTTACAAAACAAGTCATTATTGATTTTAGGTGATAGCTTATCAGACCCTAAAAAATGCGCATGGGTGACTGAGTTCAGAAAACTTGTTGCTAACATTAATATGACAGTGACTAACCATGCAGTAGCGGGCGAAACACTTGAACAGCAGGCTACGAGGTTTGAGGGTATTACCACGAAATTTGATATTCTGTTAATCTGGTGCGGAATTAATGACCTTGCGAAACAGCGTACCATTGCAGATATGACAGCGAGTCTTGATAAGATTCGTGCCCATGCAGAATCTATCAACCCAAAAGCACAGGTGTATCTGGTGAGTACATATAAAAACAAACGTCATATGCCCGATAATTGGATTATTCCTCAGATTGCATACTGGCGGTTATACAGCACCTATTGCGTTAAATATGGATGGAACTATATTGACGGATTCGGAAAAGCACCTATTATTAATGTGTCAGATGCTACCACTACAGAGTGGTGCTTTCAGGATACACCGAACTTACATTACACAGCGGAATACGCACCTATTCTCGCACAGTGGTTCTTGCACATTCTGTCAGTAGGTGAGAACATGGACATTGGTAGATATTATGAACAAGTTCCAGGTGCTAATGTAGTTAGCGGGTTCACATTTAAACCGGAATTTACAGCAGATGCGTCAGGATGTTTTGTAAACTACGGTACAGACAGAATTATTATTAGGCTATTCGGCACTTTTAAACCAACAAACAATACGGGACGTTGGGTTGAAGTATGTACTGTGCCGGAAGTGTTCAGACCGTCCACAAGTTATATGTTTACATTAGCAGTACAAGAGGGTGGTGTTAGTAGTACAGGTGCGGCTATTACTTGCAAGGCTACGATTGCATCTAATGGTAAGATATTCATTTACGGTGCGGACATGAATGCTATCTCATTCAGTTCTGCAAAAATGTATCTGAGTTTTGACATTCCATTTTTAGGTTATGATTTCAACAGACCTTATTAATGAGGTATGAGAGGGTGACTAAGGTTGCCCTCTTTTTGAGTGGGTGAGTTAGTTAGGATTAACTTTGTTCCCTAGTAGTTAATCAGGACTAACTCATGGCGGAGCGACCGGAGGGAGCGGAGCGGTAAGCGACCGAGCGGAGGGAGCCACGGGCGACCGAGCGGAGCGAGGGAGCCACATTTCGAACATATGTTTGGTTTATGTGTTCTTCGACGGCGGACAAATCGGGCGGTTTGTGTTTGTCGGCGGCGGACAGACGGAGAGAACTGTGTCCGTCACTGGCGGACAAATTGGGGAAAATGTCCGTGACACACGGATATGTATATACTTT